TTCTCAACATTCAAGTTCTCGCACAGCAATGGAACGAGAGGAAACCCTAACCAAGAATTTAACACCGTAATGTTCAATTTCTTCTCATTATCTATGTGTTTTAATAATTCTTCTACAAGCCAGATAGCAGCTTCCATAGAGTTTGGATTGAGAGACTTTCTGAAGTCTTCGTTCTTCCAAGGCATTTCGTGATTGATTTTGTCTAATCCATCGCCCCAGTTTTTGTAGTTGTTCAAAAAGTTATAGCTTAACATCTTCAGGTCTCTCCATAGAATCATATAAACAAATAAGAGGGTCTTCTCTAAACGTCTGCTTTCTCACATCAGTAGGCCACACGTAACCGTTGTTGTAACTATACACCCAACCGTCTGGAAAATAGTCTATATTCAGTAGACGTTCTCCTTGATGTGCAAAAAGATTATCTAGTCCTCTGTAATAGAAAAACATCTGAGAAGGATAGTCTTTCACAAATTTTGTAATCTTGTCAATATTTAGTCTGTCATTCCAGCGTAGTACGCTAGAGTTTAAATCAGTGTATTTCCACTGAGCATCAACAACATCTGTTTTCATTTTTCGCATATTGTGCCAACTCGTTCTAATAAAAACAAGATTGTCATCACATGGATGATCTACAATGCAATCTATATCTTTCTGTATGATTACATCTAAATCAAAAAATATCTTCTCACCTTTCTGCTCTACTATGTTACGATCAAAAAGATGTAGCTTGTTCCACCATTTCTCGTAGTAGTTATCTTCTGGAAAAGGTATCACAAGTATGTCTGGATTCAAATCATGTGGTAGTTCAGTCAAGCAATAGAAATCAAAGTCTTCTTTGATAAACTCTTTGCATTGATCGTGTATCTTATTCACATGCTCAGGACCATACTTCTGTCCCCACTTCACTGTGTAGATATTAATCATCTCCAATGCTCCAATAAATTAGGGTCTGCCAAGTCATCTTGTTTTGTGCTGCCTCTGCTTTTATCTTCAAACGGCAACAAGTCAATATTGAATACGCACAATATAGGATCTTCTCTGTATGTATCTACTGCTAGATCGTCTGCGTCCCAGTCTCTACCTCTGTTGTATGAATATGCCATCGAACTCGGAAAGTGTCCCCATAATTTTGCTTCACTGAAATCACCCCACCGCCAACTGTGATAGTTATCGGTGCCGTCAGTGAATGTAAACCATATTCTTTCTTGATGTTCTAGTACATCTTTCCAGATGATTTCACACTGATCGTCACTCCACACTTGACAACTACCGTTAGTGTAAGCCCCGTGTGCAAGTTTGAATTGTCGTGTAGTCATAGGACGAGGATCTTGCCACCAACTTCTCAGTTTAGTAGGGCGATCTAAATCGTATATAATGATAGGTTCCATATCATTCTGGATAATAACATCCAGATCAAGAAAGACGAAACGACCAGTAGGTTTATCTTCAGCAAAATTATGAGTGTTGAAGACAAAAGTCTTAGGACGGTCCCAACAACGAGCCATGCCATATTTAAAATTATCGTTACCAAACCAATACTTAGGATGAATGCTGTCAATGTCAGGGAAGTCAATTACTTTAATCTCCTCATCAAGACCCTCAGGATACTCGGTGTAGCAATAGAAGTGAAAGTCAAACTTCTCAGGATCAGTATGACGCTTTGCCATATTCTTTAGTTTGTTTACAAAGTGAGGCCCATACTTAGTTCCCCATTTGCAGCAGACATAGTTTACTCTCATTCTCCCTCCCACAAAGTCAACATAATTGGATCTTCTAGTTCTTCAAGTTTTATTTGTGACTTTGCTTTAGGATCCGGTGTTAGGTCTGTATTGAAAACACAAATCTTAGCATCGGGTCTATATGTTTTTGGTTCTATATCGTCAGGATAAGTCATACCTCTATTGTATGAATACACCCATTCATAAGGAATGTTAGCCCAAAAGTCTCTCTGTCTCCAGTAGTGATAGTTATCACTGCCTTTGTAGAATGTTTTGAACACCATCTCATCATTAATGAGAACATCATGGTAAATGTGTTTGCACTGTCCGCCATTCCAAAGCATCATACTAGAGTTGTAGAAAGTGCCTCTCATTTCAATAAAAAGTCTTTCGTGTATCTGAGAAGGATTTTGCCACTTAGAATGTGCTATACGAGGCTTTTCTGCTAGTTTATCTATGTCATCTATATTGTTCTGAATGATAACATCTAAATCAAAGTAGCACCATTTGCCCTCATATCCTAACCATTCCTGTGAGTTGAATACAAGAAACTTGGCACGATCCCAACAATAGCCTTCTTTGCCAAACCAATGATCTGGATGCAGAACACCGTCATCAGGAATAGGATGAGTATCACACTCTAGACCTTCTGTGTCATCTGTATAGCATGTGAATGTAAAATCTTTGGTATAGTTTTTTTTGACCATGTTATAAAGATTATTTACATAATCAGGTGAGTACTTATTGCCCCACTTGATGCATACAAAGTTCATCATATTCTTTCTCAATGTTCGGGAAGTCAGCTTGCCCGTTTAATAGTGCTATTGTATATTCAGGTTTGTATCTATTACCGGAGAACTTGAAAGAGTATATCTCGTTCTCTGGAAAGTGTTCGAAAGTAAAGTTTTCATGGTACAAGAATCTATCGTCACCTGCGTATTTGACCATGTAATAGTCTTTATTTTCTTCCCAGTAATCATATATATGCCTAGCATCTTCCCACAACATTACACTAGAGTTGAAGTTGCTCAGATAATTGAAAGACCATCTAGCGTCTTTATGATAAGGAAAGTTTTTATCCTTCCAATAAGTATAACAAATGATAGGCGTGGTGTCAAGCAAATCAAACAAATGATCTATATCATTTTGTATTCTTATATCTAAGTCTAAGTAAAGGATCTTACCAAAGGTATTTAATTTGAATAATTTTACCTTTTCCCAGTGACCTTCTTGTTCTTTTTTTATGGGTATTGTATAAATAGTATCATATATGCCATTCGCATCGTCAGTAACGCACACATAATTATATTTGCCAAAAGTGGCATCGTATATACGATTCACATCATCGGAACTGTACTTATTTCCGTATTTTAATGTTAAAATTGTCTTCATATGAATTTTCTTATTCTTATAAATAAAACAGTTAATAAGGAGAAACTTAATGGCAACGCCAGTAAACATAGTTATAGATCAAGGGGCATCGTATACCAATACGATTACTCTGAATAATGACGATGGCACCCTAAAAGATCTCACCAACTACACTGTGACCGCACATATCAGAAGAAGCTATAACACTAATACTTATACAGCATTTACTTGTGTTAAAAATGATTTGATAGGAGATATTACATTTTCTCTTACTCCAGTCGAAACGAACGCATTGAAATCAGGTAGATATGTTTATGATTTAGAAATTACTTCTAGTGCAGAAACTCTTAGAGTAATAGAAGGCATTATAACTGTAACACCAGGAGTCACACGATAATGGCTATTAATGTTGCTGTACCTTCCGACGCTGTTCAGGTCATTGATGTAGAAATTAGTTCAAATTCCTCTGGTGGGACAATAGTAGCAGCGCCGTCGAGTACCAATACGGTTCAAAAAGTTAAGTTATCTCCCGGAAATCCCAGAATCGGCACGGCAATTAAAAATGATTCTAGAGTTACGACAGCCAGTAGAGTTGAAACTTTAGCTAATGTAGACATATCAGGTGGGCTAGCAGATGGGTATACCATCGTTTATGATGATGATACGGGCCAATGGATTGCACAAGAATTGGCTACAAGTGTTATGCAGTTGGATGGCGGCACTTATTAATTATTGTGTGTTTGTGTGATCCCAAAAGTTTTATATTATAACAAAAAAAAAAGTATTATTAACTGGAAAAGAGGTAAAGCCACATGGCAACTGTAATTCAAATTAAACGATCTACCGGAAGTGCAGCTCCGGATGCGACCAACTTAGCAGAAGCGGAAATGGCTTATGCACAAGATAAAGCACTTGACGGTGCTGGCGCAATATTATATATTGAGTCGAAAAATAATGACGATACCCCTGCGATACACAAAGTTGGTGGTAAGTATTATACCGACATCGTAGACGCTGCAACTAATCTCAAAACAGCCAACACTCTCGCAAAGAGAGATGCACTCGGCGCAATTAATGCTGACGTAACTGGTAACGCTGATACTGCATCTGCATGGGCAACTGCTCGCACACTTACTTTATCAGGTGATGCTGCTGGTTCTGCAAGCATCGACGGTTCTGGTAACGTAGATATCGCTGTTACTGTATCAGGCGCAGACGCTACTTCATTGACTGGTGATGTCCTTTCTCATGACGGTCTAGTAACGGTTCTAGACAACGGCACTGACGGATCTGATGCGACATTCAAAGGTGATGTCCTTTCTAATGACGGTCTAGTAACGATTCTAGACAACGGCACTGACGGATCTGACGCTGCGTTCATAGGTAGCACTACAGGTGCTCACACTGGTGCGGTAACTGGTAACGTAACTGGTGATCTTACTGGTAACGTAACTGGTGATCTTACTGGTAACTCTGCTGGTACTCATACTGGTGCTGTAGTCGGTAATGCTTCTACTGCAACTGCTCTACAAACTAGCCGCAACATCAGCACTTCAGGTGACGCAACTGGTACTGTAAGTTTTGACGGTTCTGCTGATGCAGACATCGCTCTTACACTTGCTGATTCTGGCGTAACTGCTGGTAACGTTGGTTCAACTACTGAAGTTCCTATTCTAAGCATTGATGCCAAAGGTCGTATTACTTCTGCCAGTACTGCAACTATTGCAACTGCTTTGCAAATCGGAGCAGACATTGGTGATGACGATACTGTAGCTGGCGGCGAAAAGCTTACTATTTCTGGTACTGCTTTACAAGTTGAAACTACTGTTACTGACAATGGTATTCAAGTTGGACTCGTAGCTAACCCAACTATTGGTGGTAACTTAACAGTTTCTGGAGACTTGACTGTTTCTGGTACAACCACACAAGTTAATACTACTAACATGGCTGTTGAAGATTCACTTGTTGCTTACGCTACCAATAACATTGGTGTTGCCGGTGATGCAATTGATATTGGTTTCACAGCCAGGTATAACGACGGCGCCGATGACAGAACAACTGGTTTCTTCCGTGATGCAAATGACGGTAAATATCATTTGTTTACAAATTCTAGTGAAGAAATCACAGGCAATGTAGTTGATAAAACTAATGCAGACTATCAGATTGCTACATTAGTTGCTAACCTTACTGGTAACGTAACTGGTGATGTCACTGGTAACACTGCTGGTACTCATACCGGTAACGTAGTTGGTAATGTAGCTGGTAACGTAGAAGGCGACTTAACACTTGGTCGTGTTCACAATCTATCACAAGCAATTGACGTTGCAGATGGTGGTACTGGCGCCCAAACATTTACTACAAAAGGTATCTTGTTTGGCAACGGAACTGGCGCACTTCAAGCAACAGCAATCGGGCAACAAGGCCAAGTTCTAGTTGCTGGTGTTGGTGGATTGCCTACATTTGGTGGCATCGACGGTGGCACATTCTAGATAGTAAGTATAAATAGAAGAAACGGGTAGGGGGGAAACCCCCTACTTTCAAATCATAAGTTAAAGGTGATGACGAAATGGAAAATGAAGAATTAGTTAATGAGTATGTTGCTCATCTTGGTAAGAGTGTAAGTGATTTGACTATGGAGAATATTCTCCTAAAATCAAAACAATCGCTTTCTGGTAAAAATATTAATAGATTATCAGAACAAGTTCAGACTCAAGCACAAGAAATACAGGGTCTTAGAGAGGCGACAACTAATTCATCGGAGACGGTTGAAGGTTTTTCTGTTCCAAATACTGATCAGTTAGCCGATGAGACGGCAGCAGTTAATTCTACAGATACTCCAGAGTATTTAGAATTAAAAAGACAGAATGATGAAGCTGAAGATTATATTAAAAGATTGGAAGAAGGATTAGAACAAGCAAATGCAATAATTGCTTCTACAGAACAGGAAAGAGATGATTTAAGTGCAAAGTGTAAGACACTCAGATCACAATTAAAAGAAAATAATGGTAAAGCCAATGTGAACGAAGTTACACATGTAAAAGAGATTACCAAGGAAAGTGAAGAATATAAAGCATTGTTTACAGAAAATACTAAGTTAAAATTTCAAGTAAAAGGTTTTGAATCTACCGTGAAACGACTTGAAGATACTGTCAGCAAAGCTGGTCAGAATGTTAAAACTACAGAAAGCAAGGAATACCAAGCACTGTATAAGCAAAATGTTCAACTTTTAAAAACAGTAGATTTTAATGAAAGAAAGATTGCAGACTTGAAAAGCAAACTGCAAGTTTATTTAAAAGAAGCAGCAGTAGTAAATCACAGTTTAAACAATTAGACTCTTACGGATAATTATAAATAGTATCAAGGTAAGTGCCTAATAAATAAGGAGGGTACTCGCATGGCGAGTAGAGTTAAGTTTAGAAGAGGCACCGCAATACAACATGCGTCCTTTACAGGCGCAGAAGGCGAAATTACTGTAAATACCACCACCGATTCACTTGTAGTACACGATGGTATTCAGGTCGGCGGTTACGAGATGTTGCGAGCAGATTTGAACAATTTAGATGCATCTACTTCTATACCTGCGGTTAATATTACTGACATCGACTGTGGCACCTACCCGTAGATAGGAGATAAATATATGCCAACAATATTACAAGTAAGACGAGGCACCACTGGTGAACACTCGGCCTTTACAGGTTTGGAAGGTGAGGTGACAATAAATACCACTAAAGATACTCTTGTTGTTCATGACGGAGTAACACCTGGAGGAGTAGAACTTGCTCTCGCAGACGGCACTAACCTTATAGGTCATATTAGCATCTCCGATTTGAAGATTCTGGTTGCTGCATGTAGTGACTTCAACGATTTTAAAATAGCTATAGCGGCGCTATAACGGAGAGTTTACATGTCTGCAATTGTACAAATAAAACGATCCGAAGTACCTAATAGAACACCATCGACGGCAGAATTGGCAGTCGGCGAACTTGCTATTAACTTAGAAGATGCTAAACTATTTTCCAAGAAAGAAGATGGATCAATAGTAACACTAGCACAAACCACTAACGAATATACTTCCTTCTACCTTCCAAATGACTTGGGAGACTTGAGTCCTGCAGGTAATACTTGGGATTTAGGAGAAATTACTGAAAATGTGCCTGCAGCAGCAGACGCTGGATTCAATGATTTAACTGCCGTCACACTTGAAGTAGGTGACTATAGATTACCAGAATTTGACGGTGCTGTCGGGCAGGTACTCACTACAAATGGTGAAGGAACAACATATTGGAGTGAAGGTGATGGTGCTGTCCCATGGATTGAAAGGTCTTCAAATCATTTTGCTACTAGTGGTGAAAAAATAATTGTAAACGTATCGAGCAATCCTGTTACAATAACATTACCACCAAATCCTTCTTTTGGAGATCAGATAAGTATCATTGATGGTACAAGTAATGCGGGGGTCAATAATATTACTATTGCTAGAAACGGAAGATCCATTGATTTCACTAACGAAGACCTAACGATTGATGTCAGTGGCGCAGCATGTAACATCGTATATTATAACTCAACTTACGGCTGGCTATTCACAGAGAGATAACATGGCTAATTATAGTACGCTAAAATATACTACAGTATCAAATGCAG